CTTATTAATTTTGTTTCCTCTGACGGCATAACTTAAGCAATTGTGCGTATCGACGTAGGCCTGCATCTTGTTCAAAATCTCTGGAATGTAGTCCGGTTCTGAACCACTTGTAGGCGAACCCTTACAGTTCTGGTGCTCTTGACAGAACAGACTACCGTCTAAGGCCTGTTTTTTACAAGGCTTTTCTGACTCATCAGCCGGACACTGACAGAGTGGTTTTTTCTCCGGTTTTCCCCCGAAGATGAACATCCCTGTTTAGGAGTGAGGTTTTATTGCGCGGTTCTGCTGTAAATCCATAGGCGATGGGACAGCCTGCTCACTAACAGTTGTTGTTTTTGTTGCCGGTTGGGGTGGAGTTTGGACAATTCCTGTCTGTTTTTCAGCCTCCTTTGCTGAACTATATTCATCTTCAATTTGACGTAGACGAATCTTTTCAATCGTATTTACGAAATAGACGAATTGATTTTCGTGTGTCGGAGCCCTGTGCCCATGGTGGCCGGAGTAGCGTCCGCTTAACTCAAAGTATTGCCAACCTTCTGTTTTTAGACGCTCTGTAACCGTATGTAAAGTAAAATACTTTTTCTCAAAACGGAATATGGTGGTAAAATTATGCAGAATTGTTACTAAAAGACTGATACCCCATGTTGTCCAGTACAGAGACTCCGAATTATTATTTGTCGGGGACTGGATTGATAGAAGGGCTGGAACAAGAACACCGCCAAGGGCGACAAATCCGCGACTGAAATGATAAAAAAAGTCTATATAGAACAGACGTGCTTGATACTGACGTAAAAGATATAAGAAACGTAGTTCAACGATACGTCTTTGTAATGGCGTAAGTCCGGGTAGGGCTCTGATAACACGGGCCATTTCATCAAAATTTAATTGGATATCTTTTACCTTCTTTTCATCCTGTATCATTAACGTGTCGGGTTGTGCTACATAGGTCTCCGCTACAGTATCTACCGATTCGGCAGACTCCATTACATTAGCCGATTCCACCTTTTTTAAGGCAGGTTCTTGTGGTTTCTCTTCCCCGCCAATTGTTAATGTTATTTCGTCTGTTGCCTTTGACATGATTGTATCTGTATAGTTTTAAAAAATTGATTTGACTTATTTAGCGCACTTAAAGGATAAGGAAAAATGCCGACGAATCTGTATTCGCTTCTGTATCACGAGACTCTGCCCGAAGCCGAGATTGAGGCGCGCGAATGCTCGAATGGAATCTATGTCTCTTCGACACGCTTTAGCGGACTTAATCATGGAGCAAATGACAATGAAATGGTTATTCTGAAGTTAACGCACGGGTCACGGTCCGTTAATGCTCATATTACCAGCATTCATACGGGTGAAAGTTCGGTAATGTATGCGCCGTCCTGGATGTGTATGCATCTTGGACTCGATGAGGGTGATAACGATATCGTTGTTGAGCGGGTTCATCCTGCTCTCGGTTCCAAGATTACGATTCAACCGTATACATCGGAATATACGAAGGAGGTGGACCCGGTTGGTGCCCTGCGTAATGCATTTGAGCACTATTCGTGTCTAGATGCGGGCCAGTCGATTCCTCTTATTGTTGGACCGAACCGTGTCTATGTTGATATCGTTGGAACTAATTCCGACGGCCCTATCTGTATTCGCGGCCTGGAAATTGAGGTTGAGATTGCACGGCCGCTGGACGAGCCAGAACCTGAACCTGAACCTACGGTTGGTGTTGCCGCTACCGCTGTTGCTGCTCCTATGGTTGAAGAACTTAAGGCCGCTGTCGCAGATACTCGCTTCCCTGGCATGGGATATCGGCTCGGTTCTAAGATTTAAAAAAATAGAATAGTAGGGATGGAGTCGTTTGTGCTCCAATATGGAAGTGATTTTCATCTAAATGCGGAGTCCCCTCCGTTTTCTATACTTATTGAACCTGCACAGGGCGCGCATGCTCTTGCTCTCTGTGGTGACCTTGGAGACCCGTTTAGCGGGCTGTACAGTGATTTTTTACGGTGGTGCTCTATTCACTGGCCCCTGGTCTTTGTTATCGCCGGTAACCACGAATATTTTGTAAAAGATTCACGCATGGGTATGGCCGATACGGAGGCACGGATACGGCAGGTCTGTGTTGCTGCCGGACCAAACGTCGTCTTTTTGCAGCAGGAGATGTATTTGATTGAAAAGTACAAAATTGCCGTGCTAGGAACGACGATGTGGTCTACGCCCGAATTACGTCGCTGGTCTTCAATGAGTGAAGATTTTCTGGGGAATCCCGGTTCTCGTGGTGAATATAACGCAATGTTTAAAAATGACGAATATACTGGTCAAAGACGTCCTATGCATCCCAGCGACGTTACCGAACTTTCCTTAAGGCAGAGCAGTTGGCTCCGTACTTCACTCAATATGACGTGGGGCAAATTACCCGAAGGCTATCGTGCTATAGTATTGACACATTATTTACCAACATTTAAGTTGAACCCGCCTCAATACAAAGACCATAAGTGGCGCTCGTGTTACGCACAAGCGATGGACGATATGATGAAAGAGCCCGTAGTGGCCTGGCTCTGCGGACACAGTCATTCGGCACAGACGTTGCGCTTCGATACCGGCTGTCTGGTATCTCTGAATCCGCTAGGATATAAGAGGGAGGCAGGGAAAAATGGCTATTCAAGACGGGCTACTGTGGTCGTCTATAGAGAGAATTTTGCCGTACCACTTTAGCATGGATCTTTTGAATAGAGACATTCGATATTATTTACTTGTACATCCGTTTTATGGACAGAGTGGCGGGGGTGGTACGATTACAATTGATTCTTATAAAATAAAATATAGAAAAGCATTAAATAAGGGGACAACAACTTTGTTTATCTATGCCGGTCGTGATGCGGGAAAAGGACCCTGTTTAGTATTATCAATTAATGGCGTTGAGGCGATTTTACAATCATTGGAACGAGGCAATGATTGTTTTGTAGATATTAGTTTGAATTCTAAAAATCTTGTTCTGGCCGCAATTAAATTAGCAAAGAAATTCGGCGCTACCAAATTGATGTTAACAGATAATTCGTTTATTCAATGCCCAGATAAAGTTTATCTAGCTAATCTATCTTTTTTATCTACAGGTAGGACATGGTATGAATCTATTGGTCCATTTAAGTCGCAGTATGACATTGAAAAATATCGTAGTTCTGTACAACAGAATAAGTGGGCGGATATTTTAGTTGTAGCAAAGGCTCGCGATTTTGCTCTCGACATTGATACAGGCACTATTAATACTAAAGAGGTTGGTTCTGCTATGAAAGTAATTGCGTATTTAAAAGAAAATAAGACGTCATGTTTATTTTTTTCAAAAATGATGGGTGAATTATTACTATGGAGTGGAATTCCCTCCCTATACGGAACATCTTGGGCTCTGGAAATTTAATAAAATTGAGGTCCTATGTCGGCCTAACTTTTATGGTAAAAATGCAAGCCCTCAAACTTGTAGCAAAGCCCAATCCGTTCAGTTATCTTGCTTGCCTTGTACCGAAGTGCCGTGTTCAGTATACCGGTAGTCTATACGTAGACACATTTGAAACGGGCGCTGGAAATCACTTTGTAAAGCCAGTGGCACCGATTCTTGTCCTGACGGGTGGTATTGGTAAACCGGATTCTGTTCAGACGCGGGACTTTCTCATTTATTGTAACTATAATTGGGATAAGGTTCTCTATATTCCTGGTTTCTATGAACTAAAGGATGATCCGGACCGTGCCATTAATAATTTGCGCGAACTATCGCTACACTACAAAAATGTACGCGTTCTATGTAACGAAACTTATGTTTCTCATCCCCATAGGACTGTCTTTATGGGGGCGCCTCTTCTGACCGATGCTTACGATGATAAGGATCGGTCATGGCTACGTGAAGAATATTCGAAATGGAGAAATGACCCATTTAAGTTGGTCATTGCGACAAGTGGTGTGCCTCATAAGGCGCTTCTCAAGGCGCCGACCCAAAAGCCTGGGTCTCTGTATCCTGATGTCAATGCGTGGCTCTGTGGACATACGCACGGTTCAAACTATATGGAGTTTGAGAACGGCGTCCTGGCAGCCTATAACGCACGGGGTCATGCCGACGGGCCTAATGATATGGAGGGGCACATGGGTTGGTCGCGCACGGCTGCCCTAACTGTTCCTGAAAATCGGCCCATTGATGGTAGCAGTGGTCCGCTGCTCGCATAAACACGCGACAATATATGCCGTGTGTTTATATTTTTTTTGTCTACTTCTTTATTACTACTTCCTAATATTAGGCTGAATGTCTGTATGGTACAAAGCGTCATAGTACTCGATGGACTTGCGGAAGTTTGCCTGCGGTACAAAGGTAATCGGTCTCTTGCGTCTGATGTGCGACATTAGGACAGGAGCCGTTTCACCCGTAAGGGTAATCAGGAAAATTGTCATGACGGCAGCGGACCGTTGCATGCCCGCTGCGCAGTGTATCAGAATCGTCTTGCCCGTCTTGTACTCGCGTAAAACCTTGTAGGCAATTTCGGGAGACCAGCGAGTCATATTATTGATTTCAGCCGGCTCCAGATTGTCGTCGACAGGGACTCGATAGCGCGTAGTCATAGATGGATGAAATGGTAAATCCTTTGTGCAGTTAAAGATCACGGTAACATTGTTTTCTTTGAGCCACTTTTCATCCATTGCGGCAAACCGATTACCGAGCCAGACTCGGGGCACTATCTCATTGGCATTCTGCATTTCCCTACTTTGCCTTGTTAAAATTGAAACCACTTTATGGACGCCTGGCTTTTGTAAAATGCTATCCATACACTTCTATGATATTGACGATGTCTGTCGAGCACTCCTTATGGCCTTGCGCCACGGGCGAGCAAAAGAGGCTGTCTTCTGGGCCCGCGAACTTGTCTTGAGTCACGAGGAGGATAGTTTAGGAAAAACGATGATTAAGGCGTGGCTTCTATTGCTCGGGGCCCCGTGTATTCATTGGCTTGATGCATGGGCCGTGGTGAAAGGGGACGTGGGCGGTTGTCAACGACTCGTTCTTGTGGCAGAGTTTAGTAGGCTAGTGTCTTCTGTGGCTGGTCGGGCTCCATATCAGTGCTTTGTTCTGGCAGCACGAGGTTTTGCTCCAGTCACAGATTTAGAGAAGGTTGGACTGGCACTAGGTCAATCGGATGCGTTTCGTCTCTATTGGCATCTCGGGCCAATGAAACCGGCTCTTCTGGTCGATGGACTATGTGACTTTGTCGATAGCCCTGAACTCTTTGATTCAATTAAGGTCGCTATCAAGACGTGTCTAGCGCCCACGACTATGCTTCTGGCGGCGGCGGCTGTTCAACTCCTCTGTATGCCAGAATATCCTGATACACTTGCCTTGACGTGCGAAGCGGATGTGGCGTCTTGGCTCTCCGAATGGGAACCTATGATTGGTCGTCGTGCGGGACGCCTCTACGAACTCGAGAGCACTATGCCCGAATCTGAACTGTTGTGTAGCGCGCTCGAACTAATGAAGAAGGGTTGTGCTTACTGGCAGGGCGTCCTGGTGTTAGTTCAGGATGACTCTAGCCATGAGAATCTGGTTGACCTGCACTTTCCTGATGATATTCCCGACGAATGGTCTCGGTCTGAACGAGGAAAGAGTCATCCTGTTCATGTAGTAGGGGCGTCACGAGAAGATAAAATGAAAAATATATGGTCCTTTACGCCTGCCTTAATGAAACCGTGGTCAACAAAGTTCAAACAATATTTACTTCAGCTTGTATGATAAAGATAATATTTTCTAGAGTCGTTCTGGTTTCCTCTTCTTCGTCGGTGTCCAACTCCTCCTGAATAGGAGGTCGCGGAGGATACTTTTTATCAAATTCGCTGTCGACTGCCAGTAGTGAGGAGCGGCTTGCTTGTGATAGCACTTTTACATCTAGCATTAGCGTGTGCTCCGATGTCCACGATTCGCGTACGAAATGCTCTGTTTGCTTATAATACCAATAGTCCGAGACAAACTCTTTCCACAGGTGAACCAAATGGTGCTTGGGTTCGAGAATACACCATTTTGTAAACTTTGCACGAGTCAATACCTGTTTTTCGTGGCGAGTCATAAGAGGCTTGTAGGCGACAAGCAAATCTTCTAGAGTATCCAGAAAGAACTCATCGTCTGAATCATCGTGTCTTACGAAATAGTTCTTGCCTGCCTTGTACTGTACATAATTATGGTGTACACTGATAAGCGTTGCGGGATTAAAATTTGACTCCCTGTAGAGCGTTAGGATTGCTGGTACTGCCCTGCGATTCTGGGCGCACCATACGACAAGTTTGTAGTAAAGTTCTAGCATCTGCGAATACGTAAAAGGGATATTCGTATACGGATTTACGGGCTGCCTTGGCTCGGCGATAGCCTCAATCTGGCACTCCAGATTCGACAGTACCGACTTTAGAAGGGTCAGACCTGAATATGTATAGATGGTGCGCGTTGCGAGGCAAAGAACATGAACCTGGTCTTGGGTTTCGATAGGTTCCATTGTGATAAGATCGCGGTTTGCACCGATGCTACGGGCCATAGTCTTCTTATACAGGTAGCGGCCCACAGCCTTCTTGAAAAGCCAACGATGAGTCTGATTAGTATAGAAGAGTTGCTCGGCAATTTGCGGGATATCTGCGTTGAACTCGTTGACCATATACGGCGATGCCTTGATTCGGTCAGATGTGAATGCACGTGAATCTAGAACAAGGTCCTTCAGATAGACTACCCATTCACTGAATGTTCCGCGAAATGTTACTATCCTGCGATACGCAAAATATAGCAGCGAATTCTTTGATTTTAGTGGAATAATAAGTTGAATTTGCCCCGGCTTAGTGCCATTATAAATTTCAAACGGAGTCGCTCTAGTAACATAGTGCTTTACACGCTGTTTAGCATAAAAGGGATTTACGTTTTTAAGTTGGGCGAAAAGTGCCTCTATTTTCTGCAACGATGGTCTTTTCTCTTGTTGCCCGAATCTTGGTGTGCGCGTGGGCGGACGGAGTGGGGCTCGACCGATGGCAAATTCCATTCTTGTTTTGAAACGGCTTAAGCATTCTTTTCTATTTCAAATTTATACGGGAATGCTTTCAATCCTTTCATTAACCTGTTTTGCTGTTGCTAGTGCGCACCTTCGCCTTTGCGATTCTATGATGTGTGCGCCCACGTTTCAGCAGTGGTCTTCGCTTCATCACAAGGAGTATGTTGGGGCCACGGAGCGTGATTACCGCGAGTCTGTCTATCTTTCGAATGTCAAGATGATTAATCGGCACAATGCCGGCGGTCATAGCTGGACGATGGGTGTCAATAAGTTCGCTGATTTGACGGGCCTTGAGTTCAAGGACCGGTTTGCGAAGGGCTTCAACCATACGACCAAGGATACCAACTATACTCTTCCCGAGTCTACGGCTCTTCCTGTATCAGTTGATTGGTCCGCGGCGGGTGCCGTTACAGCCGTCAAGAATCAGGAGCAGTGCGGTTCTTGCTGGGCTTTTTCCACGACGGGCTCTGTTGAGGGCGCGTGGTTCCTTAAGAATGGCACTCTAGTGTCTCTGTCCGAGCAGCAACTTGTCGATTGCTCTACGGTGGAGGGCAACGAGGGCTGTAACGGTGGTCTCATGGACTACGGCTTCGAGTATATCATCAAGAACAAGGGTATCACGACCGAGACCGCCTATCCCTACACGGCTACGGGTCCGAATAAGTGTCTTGCTGCAGGTAAGCCTGTGGCAGCCACGTTGTCTGGCTTCAAGGATGTACCGGTCAATTCCGAGACGGCGCTGATGACGGCTATCGCACTGACGCCTGTTTCTGTAGCGGTTGAGGCAGACCAGTCGGTTTTCCAGTTCTATACGGGCGGCGTTATGGACTCGGCCTGCGGTACTGCGCTGGACCACGGCGTTCTGGCGGTTGGCTACGGTACTGCTGGCGGCAAGGACTACTATCTTGTTAAGAACTCGTGGGGTGCCGACTGGGGTGTCAAGGGCTATATCATGTTGGCGCGTGGACCCAAGTTTAATCCGGCGGGGCAGTGCGGCATCCAGATGGCCGCCTCTTATCCTGTGGTATAAGTAGAATACTAGATTTTATATAAAATTAGCTTTCATAAAACTAAATTTATACTATAGATGAAAGCGGGGCAGTTCTATCAACGTACTGGTTCTGCAGAAGAGGCATTTCGCTTTCCTGGTGGTAAGAAACCTGCCGGTAACTATACGCAAGTTATTCCGAATTTAGCGAAAGGAGACGAAAAGTATGAACTTATGCAGGTCGCTGACTTTTTCAATGAAGAGGAATTTGACTGCTCTGACTATCGGCATGTAATCCAGGGTGATATTGGCGATTGCTGGCTTTTATCACCGATGTGCGGGCTTGCCGCCAAGAAGCCTGAATTACTTGAAGGTTTATTTACTATTGGTTCGGGCACTTATACAGTTAATTTCTATGATTTTGACGGAACGGCTTGCTCTGCTACTATTACAGGTCATCTTCCTTACATTCCACGCAAAGGTGTGGCGACGGCGCCTGGTTATAAGCCACGCAACGAACTTACGTACGTAGGGCAACAGTTGGGCCTGGTCGATGTTGAGCCCGACAACGGACGTCTGTGGGCGAGTTTTCTGGAAAAGGGAATGGCCGAATACTTTGGAGGTTATCAGTCGCTTGATGGCGGCGACGGTCCTGGGGCGTTACAGGCATGCGACGGCTTTCGGCTTTTGACTGGTCTGGAGTCGGAATTTGTCGAGCCGCGCGCCTATAGTCTTGAGGAACTAGAAGAGGCCCTTGATAATGGGGTCGTGGCTTTTACAACCAAGGCAAATAAATCTCTCCGAACTAAACTAAAATCTGAACCGAAGGGGTTGGGTGGCTATAAGAATTTGTTAGAGGACCACGCCTATCTTGTTGATAGAATTGAGGATAACATGGTTGTTTTATACAATCCCCACGGAGAACTTGCGCATTTGAGACATAATGTGGCCGAGCCGCTAACATGGGCTGAACTTGTTTCAGTCGGGGCGCGCTTTGATATTTTACCACTATAATGTAAATGGTGTTCCGTATTCTAGCACCGCTTTTTGTAGGGATTGGTATTGGTGTCTATGTTCAGAGACAATACACAATTTATTCGGCACCTGTTTTGCCTATAGTTGAAGATGATGAAGCGGTGCTGGAGACTTTCTGGCAAACTTGGACCGATGCTATCAAGGAGGCAGAATTGAAGCAGAAAGGTGTGAAGAAGTAATTCTGTTTTTGTTCGTAAAGTTGAAACAATGAGTTGTATCGATAGTTGCATAAAATGCAAAGTCCTATCGGTACAGAGGTTTCTATTCACAATCTTGTTCCTGGCGAGCAGTACTACGCCTTTCATGTGCGAGACCCGGATAAGTGGCGCTTCCGTGCAACCTTTATTAAGTACTGGATAATGCCTGAAACTGACTACAAAATGACTCTCTTTCTTGGCGGTATCTATGACTTTGATGGTGATATGCGTGTAATTGGCGCACGCAACTGTTATCCTCATGGACTAGGGCTACGTGTCTTCGAACCACCGCTTTGTCGCAGCGGCACGCAATCCTATCGGTACTATAAAGTTGCACGATTTGATAGGCGGGTTGTCAAGGAACTCTATGAGCGAATTATTCAGCATAAGAGGCGGCAAATAGAAAGAGGTTTGACAGGAACACGTCCTAGCAGTCTATGGCTACCACGTGATATTGTTCGTGAAATCAGTTTGTGTTATTTGAGTCCGAAGGCGGTTGCTCGGCGTTAACTACTTATATTTAAACTTCTTTTTCAATAACACTTACGATATATTCAAGTACATCTCCCTTGAATCCTTGCTTTTTGGCCTCTTTTTCTGCTAAATCTATTTTTTCCTTTCTAGCTTTGCCTTCTAGGGTGGCTAAGACTATGGCTGCACTGGCCTTGCCAATTTCCGTTGGTGTCGTCGGATCACCACCAATATATTTTCTGGTGCGCCGAGCGCCTCCTCTGCCGCCCCGGGCCCGCAAACGTAACGTTCCTTGATTTTGTTGCCGCTGTTGTTCTAGCGTTAAGACCACTCGTGGAAGATTTGACCAAGTTCTTTGTATCCACTTAAATCTAGCTGGTGCTGGCTTAACAGTTACTTGTCCTCTTAAGGCGCGCAGTTCCTGTCTGAGTTCTCGTGCTCTTGCTAAATTTACTGGCTTTACTGAATTTTTAAGTTTTTCTATTTCTTCTTCTATTTGTTCTGCTCTGGGGTTTTGTTCTGCTCTGTGGTTTTGTTCTGCTCTGTGGTTTTGTTCTGCTCTGTGGTTTTGTTCTGCTCTGTGGTTTTGTTCTGCTCTGTGGTTTTGTTCTGCTCTGTGGTTTTGTTCTGCTC